TATATTTGGTAGAAAAATTTCTGCAAGGTTGCACGGTTCACCGTCTTCCAAACCGATTTCACCACATGGGTTTGTTCCGATAACTTTTGAATCATTAACCTTTTCTCCAAGTCTACCGTTCTTACGAATAAGAGCTCTGTTGATGAGACCATACGGCTCACCAGAACCGTCATATCCCTTCCAGAACTCTTCAATAATCTCATCGTATGAATCGGCATAAATACTATTATTAGAATTTGCACGCCATGCAGGGATGTCACCCTTACCCCAATTCTTTGCTCTTAAGAACAAATAATCATCTGGGTCGCCAATTGCAATTTGAGCAGATCGTCTTGCTGAACCAGCAACAACAATTTTCCCAATGATATTACAAATATCAAGTGCATCAACTGAACGAATCTTCTTGCCAACACGTTGGTCAAGAATGTTACAAATATCTGCAATGCCTTCGATCAGAATTTCTGGGCCGGATGCTGTACCGCCGAAAGTCTTGAGAGGCGCTCCGTAGCCTCTAACAAGAATAGTGCTGTAAGTAAATGACTTCCCTGTTTCAAAGTAACTGGACAATACTTTGGCCAGCAAAGACGACCATCCGTACCTAGAATCTGGAACAATGAAGTCTGCGTCGTTTGTTTTTTCATGTTTAATAAAGCCTACCTGTTGAACTTTAGGAAGATCGTGAACATTTGCTCTCTCAACAGAGAAGCCAACTCCACCGCCAACCATCAAATGATCCATCAGGAATTTAAAATCATCAATTGATGAAATCGTTGTCATCCAACAATTAACAAGAGAAACACCGCTCATTTTTTCTACAAGCGGGGTTCCAAGTTGCCATAATGCTCTTCCAGAGAATAGACCTTTAAGATTAAACATATAATCAAAAAGTCTTTCTGCTTCATCCCTAGTATACCCTGCACCAATCTTTTGGGCACCATTGATACAACGTGCAATTGTTTCATGCCAGTATTCTTTACGGTTTAAACCATCAAGATCTCTTGCATAAGTTCTTCTATAAACTATTTCTCCAAGACCATTAAAGCCCCAAGGTGCGATCTTATTAGCATAAGAGTTTATAAACTCATCGCTAAGTATATTTTCCCCAATCGATACAGCATTTGTATCCCTATCCAAAGTAATAGACATCTGTCCTCCTAAAAAAGTGTAAATTCAATCCTATCAGTGCCAGAACTAGAGGCAACGATTAATACTAGGGTCAATTGATTGAGCGTTCGAACGCTTGCAATCTTTCCAAGATCTTATCAGCGGTGGCAGACCATGACCACTCCGAGTGAAGAATTCTCGCAGATCTTAATGCATATTTTTTGAAATCTTCATATTCATTAACAACATGAGTCATCAAATCAATTAGTTCTTCAAAGTCTGGAGAAGCCCAAAGACCGGTATCTGCATTGTAAGTATGGCTATTCCATTCTGCTTCAACAAAATCTGCTTTCAATGGAATTGCATATTTAGCAAAATCTGCTGTGCCAGTAAGATTTGTCACAATAGTTGGCATACCAGTAGCCATTGCTTCAAACGGAATCATTCCAAAACCTTCACCCATAGTTGGGTAAACTAAGCAATGACATTTCTTATAAAGAGCAACAAGATCTTCTGTGCTAAATACTTCTGGAATGCCAATAATTTGTGGATGATGTGTTGCTTGTCTTAATTGCCCATTTATATAGACTTCTGCAAGGCAGAATTTATTGTATTTCAAGACAAGTTGATAATCTTCGTTACCATCATAGAGTTCAAGGAATGCATCAACAACCATTTGTGCATTCTTCCTCTTAGATTCACCACCAACATGAAGAAAAGTAAACTTTCCAGTCAGTTCTCTTTCGTAAATTGAAAAATCTGGAGATATGCCGTGAGGGATAGTGTAAATATTTGCATTAACTTGATTCTCAATATAAATATCTCTAACGAAATCAGAAGTTGCCCAGATTTCATTACATCTACGCATATTGTAGAGCCATGACTCCGGGATTTTTGTTGATTCCCAAGGTGTATATCCAACAACATATTTGTTTCTTACCTGATAGTAGTGTGGAGGTAAGAAATTGACATGAAAATCAATGTCATCACGGTTATAAAACACTGCACATTCTTTTTCTTGTAATGCTTTAATAGTATTAAGTGCAGCATTGAAGTAACCTTGGCTTTGCCAAAGTTCACCAGATGCGTCAACATTGTTTAAACTGAACCAGCTAATTTTTTTCATAAGATGTTAGTCTTCTTGCTCAGTACCTACCGAGTTAAAAGAAATATCCAAACACTTTACACCCTTTTCCATCAAACCGTTTGCGGTTTCTTCTGAAATTTCACAAGTGATTGGCATATTTGTGAAGACACATCGTGTTGCAGCAAGATAAAAATCTGCGCACTTAGTAATCGTAATATGATCAGGATCCATTACTGCAGCAGGTCCGTAGTCATCGGATTCAACTATTGCAATAATTTCCATAATCATACATTACCACCAAAAGAGTTATAAAAAAACCTAGTATGCTTAGGTATACTAAAGGATACTTAGTATATTAATTGTATTAATTGTATTTATAAGTATATATAGTATTCCCGCATGCTCTGCATGCGAAGCATAGCAAACTTTTTTGGCCTGTGTGAGAAGAAGCGAGATTTTTTTCTCTGATCTTGTGATAGGATACCGCCATGACAACATCTGGAAAGAATTTTACAACGGTTTATGATGTTCTTGATTATGGAGAAATTGAACTATTAGAGTCAATGGCATCTGATCTTGATGTAGTTAATGCTGCAAGAGTATCTTTTGTTTCTTATCAAACTGAAATGGATGAAAGAGCAATTGGTCTCATTAACTTTCTTATGAGAAACAAGCATGCTACACCATTTGAACACTCAGTATTTAAATTTAGAATTAAAGCACCCATTTTTGTAACTAGGGAGTGGATGAGGCATCGATGGTCATCATTCAATGAGATGAGTATGAGATATCATGTACCTGATGAATTACATTTCTATGTCCCAGAATCTAAAAATGTAAGACAGCAAATTGGTAAACCTGGATCTTACTCATTCCAGCCTATTAGTGATGAAGAAACAGTAAGAAAAACAATACTTGAAATACATCATTGTAACCAGCATGCTTATACTTCTTACAAACAATTGCTTGAAATGGGTATAGCAAAAGAAATTGCTCGATGTGTACTTCCTGTATCTCAATATACTGAGTTTATCTGGACTGTTAATGCTAGATCATTGATTAATTTTATTTCTCTCAGAAATGATAGTAATGCACAGTATGAAATAAATGAGTATGCAAAAGTAATTGAAAGAATCTTTGCAGAAAAAATGCCATGTACCCATACAGCTTTTATAAATTCTGATAGGATGGCCATTTGATGAATGCTTTTGTTGCTTATCTTGTATGGATTATTCTTTCGTCTATGTCTTTAAGATGGGGTATCTATCTTGGAGTAAGTTATGACATTGGAATAATATCTCCGATACTTATTATGTTTGCATTGCATGTATGGATTTCTCCACTAATTGCCAAAAAATGAAAATTTCAAACTACGAAAATAGAGAAGATCTCAATGAGATTGAAAGTTTGATGGTCATTATCAAATCTGTACCATTTGAGGGGAACTATGTTCCAGCAGTTGTGATTGTTTCACCAGAAGATGAGTATGGAATGACAATTGATGAACTTGCTTGTCTTATGGATGGCGTAGAAATTGCTAAAGCCAAGATTGATGGCATAATAGACTACATACTAAAAGCAAAAATCTTTAAAGATGAGGTAGAAGAGGAGGGCGAAGATGATTCTTGGGAGAGTGATTCCTGATTTCCCCTACCCAGTTAAGTTGTGTCCTTACTGTAATTCAAAATTAGTCATTGTTAATGCTATACATTATGAGCATGATAAATATCATTTTAAGGCACTATACCTAGATCCCAATGGAAAGTGCCCAGTTTATGACGAAGGTGCTAGAAAAGCTTACGCAAGAATATATTATTCCAGCGAAGAAGCATTTTGGTACTTCCAAGATGTCAAAATACCTGTCCAGAGATGGACTCAGGAAGATCTATATACCATTTATAAGTAGAAAAATGGTAAAATGTTAGAACTATTCCTATTCAAAGTTGCTCTGGCGATGGAAAACCGGGATTCAAATGGGGTGATGCTGGTAAATGCTATATTTACAACCCCGAAGATTCAATAAGTAGAGCAAATGCTCGCAAAAAAGCACTTGCTCAAGGTATCGCCATAGGTGATATTGATATTAATTCTTTTATGCAAGAATGGGAACAAAGTGAAAAAGTTGATACTGGCTCAATGGGGTCTGGCATTAAGAACCCTCAACAGGGTTATGACGAAGAGGATGTAATTGATTATGACTTTCTTGAACAAATTCTTTCGGAACTTGATAAGAGCCTCACAGAATGGTTCAGAGAAAAATGGGTTGACCTATCCAGACCAAAGTCTGGTGGTGGTTACGAGTCTTGCGGGAGATCTGATGCTAGTTCTGGCAAATACCCCAAGTGTGTCCCCGCTGCAAGAGCAGCAAGAATGACCCCCGCCCAAATTGCTTCTGCTATAAGAAGGAAAAGAAGGGCTGAATCAACACAGACAAGAGAAGGCAAAAAGCCTATCAACGTCAGCACAGTGCAAAAGAAATCAGTAAATGTTCCTACAAATCCTGGGCTTTACGCTAGAGTTAAGGCTGAGGCAAAGTCAAAGTTTGATGTTTATCCATCAGCGTATGCTAACGCTTGGCTTGTTCGTGAATATAAGAGACGCGGCGGAGGGTATAGGACTGTTTCAAAAGGAGAATTTGTGAATAAAGTTGCAGAAGATCTTACTCAAGACGAAGCAATGCTTGCCGAGGCTCTTGTGATGATCGCAGAAAAATATGGCAAATTTAATGAAGATGGCAATGGCATATGGGCTGGTTACGAATCAGCAGAAGAGAATGACGATAAAGATATTGGCGTTCATTGTATGCATTGTGTTCTCTATCAAGGTGATGGAGTTTGTAAGATAATTGAAGGTGTCGTTGAAGATATGGGTAAATGCAGATTTGCAATTATCCCGGATGATCTTGTTACCATTTCTGAAGATGAAGATGAAATGGAAGACGAGATGGAAGATGAAATGGAAGGTGAATCAGAAGAAGAGGATGATGAGGAAGAGGGTAATGATGATATGTTTTACATTGCCCTTCTGTCTGCTATCCTTAATTCTCGTAAGAGCCAAGACATTTCAGCTATCTCAGAAGAATTAGCAACGAAATGCGCGGATTTTGTTGTAAAAAATTATAAGGAGAATAAGTAATGAAATTTATTAGCATTCCACTTGATAATGCTGAAGAGATGGCTCGTCAGCATAAGTTCTTGAAGAATATGCACGAAGAGATGTCAAAGTCACTTTTTAATCAAATGAAGGAACACATTACTGCCGCTCAATATCATGAGCAGCAGGCAGATCGTCTTGAAAAGGCTGTTAAGGATGTGACATTCATGCTTGAGACTGAAACAAGAGGTGTTGGTGGTTCAGATAGCGGCTCAACTGCCGAAGCAACATCGACAGCAACTCCAACGGCAGATTCAACTCATGGACCATCAGATCCAGTTAAGAAGGCAGACCTTATGGAAATCTTGAAGGCTCACACGGCCGAATATGGTGATTTCGATATGGATGTTGAGACAATAGTTAACTTCTTATTGGCTAAGTAATATGAATGAGGCTTGGGCTGCAATAATTGTTGCGTTAATTGGATTAGTAGGCGGTATTATTACCGTATTATTACAAAAAACACGCAATGAAAATAAAAATGACCATGCCTATGTTGTTACAAGACTTGAGGAACTACATGAAGACGTTAAAGACGTTGGAAAAAAAGTAGATAATCATATTTCTTGGCATTTAGACAACAAAGAGTAAAAAAATCTAATATAATATTCTTGAGGGCGCTTCTTGGCGAACTTATTTCGAAAGATTAAGTTTGGTGCAGGAAGCGTCCTCTTTATTCTCATGACAACAATAGTAGGTATACAGGGCGATAGATATGCAGCGATATGCACAGATTCACGCATATCGTCTTTTGATGACAATGGAAATGCGTATCAAATAACAACTCTTGGAACAGGGACAAGTAAGATTGCTGAAAATGGCAGATATCTTCTTGGTGCTGCTGGAGATGTTCGTGCAATAAATATTTTGCATCATGCTTTCACTCCCCCAACGCCTTCGTTCACAACAGCTGGTGCAAAGCTTGATCAGTTTATTACGCAGAAGTTCATACCTTCATTAAGAGAATGTTTTGAAGCAACTGGGTATGCTGCACCAGACAATGACACAAAGACTCATATAGCAGAACAGGCTTCTACAATCATTGTTGTTATTAATGCTTGTATTTATATTATTGAAAGCGATTACTCTTGGACATCTGACAGAACTGGAATATATGCAATAGGGACAGGTTCTGCTTATGCTCTTGGTGCATTACATGCTATAACAAATGGAAGAGAACTGTCTTTAACGAGAGCAAAGAATGCTGTAACTAAATCATTATCGATAGCATCAAAATTTGATCCATACACTGGTGCCCCATTCCAAACATTTATTCAGCAAAGATAATTTATTTTATGTAAATTTTTAAAATACGAGCGCGACCCGCTCCGATATGAGATATCATTCCAGCATGATAACTAATCAAGAAATCACAGAAAGATTAGCAAAACTTCCTCGGGGGATAGATTCCGAAGAATGGAGACAAACTGCTGCTTGCCTTACTGGAATGCGTGATGGCCTTACTCCAAAACAAGTAAGTGCTTATCATAATGTTCCAATTGAATTTGTAATAAGTTATTATGGCAACAGTGAGTTTGAAACTCAAAAAGAAGGAAAAGGTAGTAGGAAAAAGAAGTCAGCAGACATTCTTAATTTTATTAAGAGTAATGTTGGCAAACAAATCACCCCAGCAGAATTTGCTGAAGAGGTTAATATTTCTCTTCCTACTTTTTATAATTACTTCAACGCCAACAGAGGTTGGTTTAAAAAAATTAAAAGAGGAGTTTTTGAAATCGTGGATGCAGACTCCGCTAGGAAAGGTGAGAAGTGATCACAGATATGCTTATTGAAGCACGTAATGTAAACAACTGGGAAGACTCTGCAACAATAACTGTAAATAAAATATTTTCATATATTAATTCAAATCAATCAATAGGTTGGATATTTAAAACAGTCGGGTTTGATCATCTTTCCTTTACGAATGAC